CCAAAGCTCGGTCACGAACTTCGAATAGTAGTCCTTGCACAGCACGCGAATGTTATCGGACACGTAGCGTTCGCTGGGTTTACCGCCAAACTCCACCGTGCCGACGTGGGCACTCCACAGACGCGCAAAGGCCCCGACTAAACTGCCTCGCCCGGTCGAATCAAAGAACACATCCTCAGGTTTGATGTGCCGCTGTTCGCACTGGGTCTTAACGAATAGGGCAATCTGGTCTTCGGGCAATTCAGGGCTGGTCGTGGTGACGGGCACGAGCATCGTGTCGATTACAGCCAAGATTTCCCGGTCATTGGGGTCTTTCCCAATCTGCAATTCCCCAAACACGCACCTGTCCCCGCCCACGCTGCCGTAGGCGGCATCCAGGAAGCCGATGCGGGTCCGCTCATCACTCTTCCAGATCGGCGCTTCCATGGCTCCGAATTTCAGGCACATGGCCCGGGTGATGACTCGGCGTAAGCCCTGCCCGCGAGGCATGCGGCCCTCGTTCATCATGGAGTACTGGATCGAATCCATCCCGTAGAAGGCCACGTCAGCCTCAATGGCTTCGCGGGTAATCAGGAACGGGTAAGGAACCGGAGCGTCCTTGGGAACGTCCATGTTGGGACAGTCAGAGCCCACCAACTGCACGCAGATCCCGTCTTTGAAACGAGTCGGCCAAGTCTTGGTCATTGGCGCTTGATCGATGCCACCATCCCAACCGCCCAGTTCCGCAGACGGCTCGCAAACGACCCCAAGTGCGTCGGTGGTCTCCTTCGGGTTTCCGAGCACAATGCACTTGAATCCTTTGTTCTTATTCAGATTGGAGATGGCATCAACGTAAGCCCGAGGCATGAAAGCGCCTTCGTCGGCAACAAGCAGGATATGCTTGTTCTTGATGCCGATAAATGAGGATAGGCCAACGTAACTCCCTCCCTTCTTGCACGCTACGCCGCACACGCCGTTTCTAAAATCTCGGCCCTCGCTGTCTATAGCACGGTCATCGGTGACGAGGCGTTGTCGGCTCTCAACCAGAATTCCCGGCAATCCATGCATGCGGCTCGTGGCCAGTTTGTGGGCCTTCTTCATTTCACCCCAGACACGCATTTCGAGCATCTCCCGCTCTGTCGAAGACACCAAGACGGTTGCGCAGTCGCTGTGTGAATAGTAGAAGATAAGGGCGAAATCGGATGCCTCGCGGGTTTTTCCAGCTGAGGCCGGGGCCATTACTCCAATAATTCGGTGGTCCAGGAAGTTTTTTAAGAGCAGATCATTCCACTTGTGCCACTCCTTTTCTGGCCAAAGGAGCTTCTGCGCCTCTTTATAGTGATAGAAATTGCCCATACCCGCGTATTCACCATTGGGCTTCTTCCACCTGCCGCCCGCCTGGATACAGGCGATGTGACACCAGAACATGGGCGTGAGCGGTTCGAAATCTGTGTTGAACAGGACTTGGCGTTGGGGATTGGGTCTTGCCATAAATGCTATTGGCATTGATAACTCATGCCAATGGCAACTGGCAATTCAGACCTCAGGCTCGTAGATGGTCAATTGTCGTTCGCTGGGGGAATCGACTCGGGGAAAATATCGACGATAGCCACCGATTCTTATCCCGAGGGGCTGAAGAGAAACCAATTGGCTTGGCTTACTAATGGGACTTGCCGTGGTGGTGGTATCACCCAAAGAACGGGCTGGAAACCGCTAGTGCAGAGCTTCCCTTGGCCTGGAGTGTTTCAAGGTGGTTACATGTACGAGCCGCCATTCGCCAATCCGTATCTCGTCCTCTCCATCGGTGGTCACCTCTACATCGTCAATGTAGACTCCGACAACTCAGTGCGTGATATCTCGGCTGACTTCGGGCAGTTCAATCCGCCCAATGAGGTGCAGGCGTTCTTCGTGCAAGCCGAGGAATTCCTAGTCGTTCAGGGTGGGGACTTCGTAACTAAGCCCCTGATCTGGGATGGCGTGACGCTTCGGCGCAGCAACGGCATTACGGGCAATCTTGCTGGGCCCAACATCAACGAGATTCCGCCTGCCGGCCCGATGGACTATTACATGGGCAGGCTCTGGTATGCCTTCGGCCGCGTCTACGCGGCGGGTGACATTGTGCAGGGTCTGAGCGGGACGGCAGCGTACAATTATCGGGACGCCGTGCTTAAAGTAACGGAATCTCCGTTATCGTTAGCGGGAGACGGCTTCATTGTGCCCGCGCAATCGGGCAACATCAGGGGACTAAGCCATACCGCTGAACTGGATACAGCCCTAGGGCAAGGCAGGCTTTATATCGGGACTAGGCGCGACGTGTTCCGCTGCAACGTTCCCGTTACGAGAACCGAATGGATCGGGGCTGGCGCGACTCTGGCTGGCCGAGGGCCGGACGCTAATCCGCTCCAGACGGTCGCCCAAATCAACTTCGGTTTCATCAACGACCGTTCGGTGGTCAGAGTCAATGGTGACCTATTCTACCAAGCCATGGACGGGGTACGTTCCTTGGCTTTGGCCACCCGCTTCTTTCAGCAATGGGGCAATGTCTCCATTAGCCGCAATGAGAACCGGGTCTTACGCTTTAACGACCGGAAGTTATTACGCTTCGCCAGTGGCATTGAATTCGATAATCGCCTCCTACAAACCTGCCTCCCAATTCAAACTCCGGTCGGAGTCGCCCACAAAGGACTCATGCCGCTGGATTTTGATCTGATTACGAGCCTGGAAGAGAAATACCCGCCCGCCTGGGAAGGCATGATTGAGGCGTTGGATGTCATGCAGTTGTTCGAGGGCGACTTCGGCGGGTTACAGCGGGGCTTTGCCACCATCGTAAGTAAACAGACCGGCTCCATTGATCTGTGGGAAATCACCACCCAAGACCGATTCGACCAGCAGGTGGACAATAACGGAAACCGGGTGACATGGTATCTGGAAAGCCCGTCCTATAATTGGGGTGATGCCTTTGCTCTGAAGCAACTGGATGGGATGGAGCTGTGGGTGGACAAATTGTTTGGTACGGTGGAGTTCGTGGTGGATTATCGCGTGGACCAGAATCCGTGCTGGGTCTTCTGGCATGCGTGGAAGGATTGCAGCGCCAAGGATTGCCGCGAAGACACCGAGCCAGTCAGTTGCCCGGAATATCCGATTCAACCTTACTGCGAATCGTTCCGGGCCACGATGGTTTTGCCCAAGCCTCCCGTGCGCTGTGAGAGCGGAAACAACCACCCAACCAACCAAGGATTCCAATTCCAAGTCCGCGTGACAATCAAGGGCTGGTGCCGAGTCCGGGGAATGATCCTCTACGCTCTGCCCCGGGAACAGGGACCATACGAAAGGATGCTCTGTTGATATGCCGATAATCGCTTGCAAAAATAAGATCGTCTGCGAGTGCAGTGATGATCCTGTGGCCAACCTTTCAGCCGAAGACGTCGATAAGGACCGCCACATTGGCATCTTCAATTTGATCATCCTCGACGATCTGCAAACGGCTTATCAGGCATTTGCCTGCAAGACCTATTGTTATTCGGAGACAAGTCAGGAGGAAGCCGACGATTGCGCACGACGCGCAGCCCTAGAATGTATTGGTGAGCTTCCGCCACCAGTCGGCACGTCGAATCCTCTGACACTTTTCTACAATTCAGCGGTGACCCAGACCGTGAGTTGTCCAGATGGATCAACCTTCAGCTGGACGATTGGAGCGGGACAATTCGTAGCGGCTAATCAAGCAACGGCCAATGCCATTGCGGCGAGCGTGGCCAAGAATCGAGCGGAGCAACATCGCATTTGCATTGTCAGCACTGGCCAAGGCGGCTGCCGGGATAACCGTTACAGATTTACGATTCAGGCCGTGGGCGGAACGGCGCTGTTCTTCCCCTATCTGAACGCACCGTTAAGTTTCATCGGCTGCGGTCATGGAGAGCCAGTCCATTACACTTGGATGGTTATCGTTGGCTCCTTGCCTCCAGGGCTGGAGTTGGACGAATGCACCGGGGTCATCTCTGGCATCCCGACGACTATTGGTAAGTACACATTCACCGTGCGGGCGACGGATGCAATCGGCTCCTTCCAGCAAAAGACACTCACGATTTGCATCATTCGGATTACGACTACCGATCCATTGCCAGATGCAACCAAAGACGATCATTATCTCGTCAACCTGACTGAAGTTCCGGGAGACGCAGAGACAGAGATTTGGACCATTGCCTATGGGAGTTTGCCAGCCGGGATGACTCTGTTTCCATCTGGAGTCCTAGAGGGTACACCAACCGAAACCGGAGATTTCACCATTGGAATCAGAGTAGCTGTCGGCACCTGTTGATATGGCTGCTATTTGCACAAAAGAATTTGCGCTGCATGTCGGACCAGCGGTGTCGCTAGTGGACTACTGGGACTTCGATGACGGCGCGACTCCGTTCATAGCCAAGCTGGATCCAGATGATAATTTTGCGGTTAGCTCAGGTGCTGTTGGTGCCGGTGCGGCGGGAATCCTTAACACCTGCATGCGGATGAGTGGCGTGCCACTTCTTGGGACGGCCAGCATTCAGACAACGGCCAATCCACTTATCAAGCCAACCCACGGATTCACTTGGACAACCTGGGTCAACTTCGCAACATACGGTGGAGGCAGCAGTATTGTATTCGAAATCCATTTCCTTAATGCCGCGAACGTGGAGGTAATCAACTTTCGCGCCGTCTTTCCTCTTGGCCCTCCTCCGGTATTTATGGTCATGCAGAAGAATAACGCCACGTTCTTCTCTCCGGGAGGCAGTTTCGGTACGGCCCTCTGGAATTTCATCCAGATCCAGTACAACGCCACGACCAAGAAGTTTGGATTCCAACGGGGTAATACCATCTTTGGACTGGGCGGTTTGCAGGAGAGCAGTCCTATCGCTGATGACCTATCTGCAATAACTAAAGGCTACCTCGTCTTGAAGTGCGTAAACGACGCTGGAGTAAGCCCGGATTGGCGTCAGGATGAGAGCGCGTTTTGGGCGAGGCTCTTGACCAACGCCGAGGTCATTCAACTCTTTGGCGGCGGGACACCACCCGCTTACCCCGCCATCCCACAATAACGATGCTTGTTAGTTTAACACCGAACCTTTATAGGAACGTTAATGAACCGCAATCGGCTTATTGATTTCAGACTCTCCCGAGGTCCGCAGTCGATTGGGTTATGCCAGGCTGACACGTTGGGCTGCGCTCAATTCGTGAATGCCGCCACGCAGCGATTGCTCCTGGCCCGCGAGGGTGGAGACACTGGATGGTGGGGAACTTGGGCGAGGATGGTGTTCAACGTGGACAAGGCTGACCCGTTCATCACGTTGCCAAGAGAGGTTGCTAGGTTGATCAATGTCGATATTTGCCGGAGCCCGGTCAATGTCCAGAATGAGTTTTACGAGTTCCTGAGCTTTGGCATTGGCTTGCAGGAATCCAAGACAGCCACGGGCAGATGCCGGAACAGGACGTGCGACTTGATGGAGGTGTACGACCGTGGCACTTATCCCAGTTTTATCGACCTGGACAAGAACCGAATCCTGCGAGCTTACATCACCGACAATCGCGATATTGGCGCACGCATTCTGGTTCAAGGCACCGACACCAGCGACAACCCAATCATTAGCCTCGATGGCACGGACGACATCTTGGGTGTGATACTGGACGGGACGATGCCGTTTGTGGATTCTCCAGTGCTGAATTCACTGACTGGAATCCAGAAAGGCGTAACGGCTGGGCCGGTGCGGTTCTACCAAGTGGATCCCAATACCTCGGTGCAGGAACTAATCCTGACCATGGAACCCAGCGAACAGGTTGCAGCGTATCGCCGCTACTTCTTGGGTGGTCTGCCGCGCAACTGCTGCGACCCAGGTAGCGACGTGACGAAGGTACAGGTTACGGCAATGGCCAAGTTGGAGTTCGTGCCGGTAAAGGTGGACACGGACTATCTGCTCATCGGCAACATGGAGGCGCTGATCGCTGAATGCGAGAGCGTGAGGTATTCAAGCATGGATTCTCCGACAGCCAAGCAGATGTCTCAGGAACGGCACGGGCAAGCGATTCGGCTGTTGCAGGGCGAGCTTGTGCATCAACTCGGGCGCGAGATGCCTGCCGTGTCATTCTCTCCGTTTGGTAGTGCCCACCTAAGGAATCAACTGATTGGGAGGTTACAATAGATGCCTCCAATATCTACGAGTTGTGATGTTAGAGACGGTTCCACCGCAAACGCGAAATTGACTTGCAAGTTGTTTTTGGGTCCAACTTCCAGTTGCGTAAAGCCTCCTAATTTCCCTAACCTGAGACTCAGTAAGTGTCGTCATGTGATGGCGTTCGCCCTTTGTTTTGCCCATGTGTCCTTTTTGGGCTGCGTCACGAGAATTATCGCTGAGGGTGCCAAGAAAAAGATGACTTGGATTGCAGCACTTTGGGTTATCGCATTTGTGGCAAACACACATCCCTTCGGGGCTTATGCCAAAACTGAATTCAAAAGCGACGCGATGTGCAGCCCTGAACTTGTGCTTTATCGTCAGCATTCCATAACCTTTTGTGGTAAGGCACCGCATCCAATTCCAGCATTCGTTCGGCTCTCGGATGTCCACCTTTGCCCAAAAACGACGTGCGCGAAGAATCGGATTATTAGAGTTTGCTTCGTGGACAGCGCGTGCGATTGCGGAACTCTCGGAAACAGTCATGCCGAATTATTGGATCAAGACCAGATGATTGGCACGTACAAAATCACTTAATCATGGCATCAGCAACACCATTTGGCGGTGGAAACCAAGCGAACTGGGCCAGGAATCTGGCAGGCTGGGCACCGATGCCAATCAACATCGGAGCGGTCGCGCCGGCACCGGGCCCAGCAGTCGGAGCAGGCGGCGGTGCTGGCGGTGGAGCAATCCCTGGAACTTACAATCCGGCTTCGGGGGGCATTCCCAACATTACGAGCCCCGGTGAATCGTTGGCCAACCTGATCGCCGCTATCTCGGGCAACTTGGGCAACTTGGGCCCGATTATCAGCGGCGTCACGGGTGCTGAGAACGCAGCCCTGCGCAATCAGTATCCTTCGAGCTACTTCGATACGCTCAATACGCTCATGGGCAATGTAGCCAATCGGGCTAAGGGCAACATTAGCGATCTATTACCGCAATTGGGGCAGGCAGCAGGCGAGTGGGGCATTGGCAGCGGCGTGGCGGGTGGACCGGCAGCCGCCAGCAAACTTGCTCGTGACGTGCTGGGCAGTTCCTACGCGGTGCAACAGCAGGCGTTACAGGATCAGGGCGCGATCCAGAATCTGATTCCCAAGGTGGCTCCCTACGACATTGGTAGGTTGATTCCTCAGTACAGTGACCAGCAATGGAACGATTTGATGAGGAAGATTTATGGGTCAGCGCCGATTCCTGAAGCGGCTTATGGCCGCGCCCGCGCTGATGCATTATCTGGGCTTAATCGCGGATTCAACGCTGGTGCTGGCTATAACTGGTTTAATCCGATGGCGCGGCCAGTTGCCGCCACGCTGGGCGGTCCAGCGCCTCCGCTGGGCTCCTCGGATTTCTTCAATAAGCGGGGCGGCGGTGGAGACTGGCTTGATTCGTTTGGAGTCCAACGGGGATTGCCAGCCAACGTTGGCGGGTTGCCTGGAGAGGGACCGCCACTGGCCGGTGGGCCCGGTTACTACGACAACTTGCAGAACCTGTGGGATTTCCCACTTGCCATGCCAGAGGATCTGAGTGGGCAGGACCAACAAGAGAATTTCATGTTTTAACTTATGGCCGGGCCCGTCGAAATACCTCCGTGGCTCAATGTAGATCCCACCGCTCCAGTGGGGCGGTTGCTGGAAGGCTATCGCAGCGGTCTAGCTGCCGCAGAAGCCCAGAACCAAGCGGCGGCTCGGGCACAACAGCAGGAACTGGCCGCGCAACAAGCGGCTGAACTTAACGCGTACCGGCAACAACAGCAGCAGGCTCTGGTTCAGCATTGGGAGCAGCAATTAAGGCTTCAGCAGGAAAAGGATCAACGCGCAGCGGCCGAAGCGGCCATTCAATCGCAGGCCATGAACGAACTGCAAAAGCGAACGGCTGCGGGAGAACCTTTCGAAAAGGTGTGGCCGGAACTAGCGCCCAGGGTTCTCTATCGCCATCCCCAGTCTATCGCCCAATCCATTCGTGCTGTAACACCACCCGAAGCGCCTCAACCCGGTTGGACGCCATCTGGGCAGGAATACATGGTGAACCCGCGCACTGGAGCCGTCAGTTATCCGCCGCAAAGCCTCGGTGTTCCTGGTGGACCGATTACTGCTAGACAGGTTCTGGACGAGCAGGGCAATCCGCTCGGGGCACGAGCTATCCCAGGAGCGAGGGGCGGCGTGCACATGCTCCCACGAGAGGGATTGTCACCAGAAGGCAAAGTCCGAGCCTTGGCGGCACGGCTCATGATCATCAGGGGACAAATAGAAGACGCAGCCCCAGAGGAAAAGCCGACCCTAAAGAAAGAGCGCGATGACATCATGGCTGAGCTGAAGAAAATGACCACAGGCCCGGCTGCGCCAGCCTCCGCATTCGCACCGTTGCCTGAAGCCACACCAGCAGAAGCCGAAGCCGCTGCCGCCAGCACTGAGGAAGAGTAATGGCTGTCCTGCCGATTTATCCGAGCACTTTGTCCGATGAGGATTATGCGTTCGAAGGGGACGCGACCCCTACCGTACCCATTGGACCGGAGCCTTTCGCTTCCATTGACCAAGCGAACGTGGCCGGGCCCGTTCTGGAAACGCCCGCCGATATAAGAAGGCTGGTTGCTCCAACGCCGATTAGGCCCGATCTATTTGCTCCGCTGCTTCCATTGGCAAAGACGCTTGGTGTCACGCCACAGACGGTGATGGACGCGATGGATTACCTAGCTGCCGCGTCCCCGGAATTGGGCCAAGAGGACGCTGAACGGTTGCTTTACGGCCCACAACGGCCACCAGACGTATTGGCCAAATCGGTTGCCGGAGCGCAACAGTCGCTTTTGCGCGGGGCCGAGAGCATGACGAGCGTTCCGATGCTGGCAACGCTGGGCTTAGCCGCTGCGCCAGCTGTGGTCGGAAAAATAGCGTCAGGTGTGATTACTGCCCAAATGGCTAGTCAAGCACCGGAAGCTATCGCGCAATTATCCGATGCGATTGATGCCAAGGATCCAGAGAAGATCGCTTCGGCTGTCACCGATCTAGCACAGTTGGCCACGTACGTTTACCATGGCGCTCGCCAGACGGTGGCACGCAGCCCTGTCGAAAGGATGCTGCCGAGAGCAACCGAGGCCCTCAAAGAGACAGGGCCAGCGGCAGTACAGCTGGAGGCACCGCCAGAGCCGACCGTTCCCACGCCACCACCTGAGCCCGCTCCAGTGGCCCCACCGCCCGAACCAGCACCGACTCCAGGGGCCGCGCCTAAAGGCATCGCTGCGTCCGTCCGTGGCCCAGAGGGCTTGGCTGGCGGTGAAGTAGGCGCGGTATCGTTGGAGCCGATCAAGGCACTGGTCACGAAGGCAACGCCGCACGTCGCGGAAGCGGTCGATTTCATTTCGGACATCCCTCAAAAACTGGGGGACGTTTCTGCGCAACTAGCTGGCAAGTCTGCGCCGATAACCAGCCGACGCGCAATTGGGTCAGGTGACGCCCTAGTCAGATACGCTTCGTCCAAGATCGCCGCGCCATTAGTGGCAAAGAGCATGGCGACCGAGGTGCTGGGCGAGCACTACAAAGACTACGATTTCGGCACTAAGCTCGGGGCGGTGCTGGTGGAAGACCGATTGCGCGGCATACAGGATGCACTCCAAAAGAGCGGCTCTTCCGATCTAGTCAACAGCATCATCGGAAAGGAAGGCTCTCCGTTCAAGACTGAAGCAGATTTTCAGGCTGCCTTGGCTGATCCCGAGATTCAAGCCGCCATTGCTCGGCACAAGGAAATTGTTCAGCCAGTTGCTAGGGCGGCCCACAAGGCGGCCGGGGGCACCTTCGCTGGACCCGGCCTCAACACCGGCGCGTTCGTCAATCTAAAGGCCATCTTCGAAGACGGAACGGGCAATCTAATCGGAGGCGGGGCATCGCGTGGTAATCTTACTAACCCGCTTCGTCGGCCTTCTCGCTTCAGCCAGAAAGCCACTGGATCGGCACAGAATTACGAACTGGATTACCGCACAATTGCCCAGCGCATGATCGAAGGGAACTTCGAAGAATCAGCCAAGCGCAAGATGTACGCTCAGTTGGTGAAAGACGGTTTGGGCCAGATTCTTGATCCGAACGAACCGCGCCCAGAGATTGGCGGCAAGCCTGCGGTCAAATTCCAAATCGAACGCAAGGGAGTTCCTGCTGGTGGCGGAAAGGCTCGGACCTACGTGAAGAATCTTTGGGTGCGGGCCGATATAGCCCAGGAAGTGCGCCAAGCCCTGAACGTAGATGGGCCGGTGCAAAAATCTGGCCTCGTGCTGGCGGCCAATCTGCTGAACAGAATCCAATTGGCAGGTCCAACCGATGCTGTTTGGCATACAGCCAACATGCTCGGATCGATTGCTGGCTCTCAGGGAGGCAAGGGCGTCCTTGTTGATGTGGCCAGGGCATTGCCCGGAGTTAACGTCGCCGATGCGATTGGTCGAGTGGTGGCTAGTTCCATCAGAGTCCTGCGAGACACGCCAGAGATACAAAAACAATTGGCTGAGATTGCTGACATTGGAGCATTGAGATCGGAGCGGGAAGCTTCCCGATTCGCTTTCAATCAGAAGCTGATCGGCATGGTGGATAAATCCGGGCGCTTAGTGCGGGACAATCTGTATAAGAATCTGGTCCAACGAGGACTGGTTGAAGATACGCCAGCCAATCGTCGTGAATGGATCAACCAGATGGGCCAATACAACGGTCGGCTGATGGGCCAGTTCCAGAGATTCTTTAAGGAAGCCGGGTTCTCTCCTTTTATTGTGGCTGGACGCAATTTCAACCGAATGGCCAGACGCCGACTTACCCTTGATCCTGGAATTGAAGCATCCAGCCCTGCTGCTGCCGCTCAGATGCGAGCGATCAATTTCCTGGGAACCGCTGCCACTCTTTTTGCCATTCCAGCCTTGATCAATTACTTGATCACTGGCAGCCCCAATGGCAGAGACGGCACTAAGACGGGCCAGATTGATACCGGAAAGGACGCGGAAGGCGGCAGGCACATCGTGATCGATCCCGCACAATGGACCGGATTACGGCGTGGGCTGCGTATCTCCGGGGCTCAGGCGGTCATTGAGGGACTAAAGGAAGGCAAAAGTGCGGGCAAGATTACGCAGCAAGCGTTGAAAGATATAGTTGGTGGCGTCATTCACCCTTGGACAGGTCCAGCAGTGACAGCACCATTCGTGGCTCAGACTGGCTACACCCCGGCCATGTATAAGGAGTCGGACAACCCGAAGGATTACGGCGAGAACATCAAGGCTGCGCTCAAGCAGTTAAATCCGCTGGTTAATGCCTACCTTGAAGGCAAAGAGAAAAAGACCGGAGCGGCTACGCAACTTGGTGTTTCTCTGAGCGGTGCTTTTGGCGTTAAGGCACAGCGCGGAACTACATCTCTGGACAAAATCCGAACGCTTCATGGCCAATGGCTTGCCGACAACAAAGATCCGTTTATCAAAGCGGATTACGAACGCAACGAAGCGGCGACCTATCCGGCGAGTAAATACAAACTGATAGACCAAGCGTTGCTGGACAACGACAAGAAAGCATTGGCCGAAGCCATCCAGGAAGTGCGGTCCCAGGTTCGTAAGGATTCAGATATCGTTAAGCGCATGCGGCCTTACACGGAAAACCTCAGGACATTTGAGTTCAGAATAAAACCGCTCTTTCAGGAATCGCACGCGCTAGAGAACAAGTTCCTAGAAACGCTGACGCCGGAGCAGCGAGCCGTTTATGATGCGGCACTAAAGGATCGGCAAAAGAAATGGCGGTTATTTTTGGAAGTGTGGCAGCAACGGGGTCTTCGACCGCAGCAACCTCAAACAAACACAAACGAAAGGTAAAATTATGAAGGGAATGGGCTTCAAAGCAGCACAACGAAGCATTGCGAAGCGTGAAGGTTATTCGATGGAACGGGCCGGTGCGATCCTGGCCGCTGGTGCGCGCAAGGCGAGTCCAGCCGCGAAGAAGCGCAACCCGAATCTGCGCAAGGTCCACGGCTCGATGAACCCCAACCTCAACCCAAAGTACCACTGATTTTATGCCAGTCGGAACGCGAGTTTATCGTTGTGTGCAAAAGGTCAAAGCCAAGGGTGGTCACGTCAATCCGTACGCGGTGTGCCAAGCATCCACGCATCAATCTTACGCGACGGGTAAGGCATTACCTAGCGAGACGAGCCATGCGCGTCACGCTCAACGGAAACGGGGGGCGGCCCGGTATTTGTAGGCTTCTTTTTGGGCCGGTTAATGACGATTAGCCCAATCAGCATTGCGCCAAGCATGAGGGCTTGAATGATGCGCAATTCGATCATCAGCCAATCCAATTTGAAGAAGCGATTTCTGGACATATAATGTTCCTTCGCAGTTTGCTCCTAGCCAAACGGCAAGCCACCCGGCTTGCTGACAGGCTGCTTTATTGGAATGCGCGGATCAACCGCAAACGGCTCTGGCGCGGCATTGAGCGGCATTTCGATTGGAACGCCATCCACATTGCCAACGTCAACTTCTGCAATGCGCGGTGCGTGTTCTGCGGGCAGCATAAGTTCGAGCGCAAGGCGCAGATGATGTCGATGCAGACCTTCGCGGCATTGGCCGGGGACGCTAGGAAAATGGGCATCAAGGTCATGGACTTCACCCCGCCCCTGGGCGATCCCCTGCTTGATCCTGGGCTGCTGGCTAAGGCGCGGATGGCCAAGAGTATGGGCTTTGAGGAATTGCAGATGACCACCAACGGGATTCTCTTGCGCAAATGGGGCGCTGAGCTTTTGGAACCGTTCAACCTCATACGCCTATCCATCGGCGGCTTCTCCCGGGAAGCCTATAAGGAAGCCTATCAGGTGGATCGTTATGACGAAGTGATCAAGGGCCTGAAGTTGGCCCTGTTTTGCGGGCATGATAACCTTCGGATCCATGTGTTCCTGCGCACGGGCCGGCCCATCGCGGAGACGGTCAAGTCTGAGGATTTCCTGGATTGTTTTACTTATCCCAACTTCACCTTCGAACAGACCAATTTCTACGATAACTGGGGCGGGGCCATTCAGCCGGAGGAATTGGTGGGCCAGATGGTCATGCGCCCGGCCAAGAAGAAGGCGGGTGTGCCCTGTATCGCGTTGTTCCAATTCTTCGCGGAACACTCAGGCAACATTCGGCTGTGCGGCTGCCGGTTCAAGGACACCGAGGACGATGAGTTGGTCGTTGGCAACATCCATGAGGACCCGCTGGAAAGGATCCTGCACCCAGACAACATCATGCCCTTGTTGCGCCGATTCGAGGATGGAGCGGTCGTGCCCAAAGTCTGTCAGGATTGCACGCTTTATCGGCCCATCTCGTGAAAAAGGCTCTGGGTATCTTCTTCTGTGTATTCGCAGCTGCATGTTTGAGCACGATCATCTGTCCGGCTTATTGGCGGGTGTGGCCAAGTTGGACGCTGGGCTGGGCGCTGGGAGGGGGGAGCCTGTGGGTTGGGCTGATGTTGCTGCTTGGTCCTCCAGATGGTTAGCTTTGATCATTTGGCGGGCGCGTCCATGACACGCAGCTCAACCCACATCGCATCCCAGGTCGTGGTGTGGGCACCAGTTAGGCGGTTGTAGGTCTGCGATTCGAAGTAGGAACTGCCGATCCACTCGGCTATGCAAAGGGCAACCAGTACGGCGATTATGCCCAAGCACCACTTCATTACGAATGAGCCATCACATCTGTCGTAGGTCATTTTAGCAACGCCAACCAGCGGGCCCCAGGTTCGTTCCGTGAAGCCCAGGAACGCCCGGCGTATGAGGGCGTCGGCTGCCCAGCTGATTGGCGAAAGTCATATCTGATAATCCACCACGAAATCTTCGCGCCATCGCTCGTAAGTGGTGAAGCGTCGTCCGCACAACAGGCACACACGCCTGCGCCTGATTTCGTTGCCGCTTAATCTTGAGTCAATCACTTGACTATTGCCGCTACAGGTCGGGCAGGGCAGGCCGACTGACTTGCTCTTAGGCCACACCGACGCGGGCAAACCGCGCCGGAGCGATTGCGGGCCGGTATGCTGAGTGTGCGGCCTCATTGGCTGACAAGCCGGTAAAAGGTTTGCTCGCCTTGCGGTTCGTCCGAAATCTCGATGGACAATCCCGCTGGCACGTAAGCAGTGAACACATTCTGCCAGTTGCGCAGGTCATGGCTCTCTTGGAGAACCAAATAATGCGTGGGCTGCTCGGGATGAATAACCACGCCACCAATCCAGCTTGGCAGGAAATAGAAGGGCACATCGGCTTTTGTGGCTGGCTGGCCATCCTTGGCGTACTGCTCATCATTCGGATTGCCCGTCCATTGCACGCCCCATGGAGCCAATTGCTCATTCCAAGTCTCGAATGGCGCAAGCTCCGACACATGCGTAATCGAGGTGATTTTGCTGCCTTGGTCCTCCAGGATGACGTTCAGTACCACCCCATGCTGTTCGGTCTCGGACGCTGGGCTAATGCAATAATCGTTGTAGCAGACCAACCCTGCGAAATTCTGCTGTGCACTCTCGGGCGGGGCGTTGGTCGGATAATACTTTCTCTTGGCGCAGGCTCGGATAACCCGAACCGCGACGTAGCCGGAGCCAATCAACAGCCCCAAGCCAACGCCCAGGGCGATAGGACCAGCGGCTGGTTGGATCGGCTGGGGTTCAGGTTCGCCCGCATTGGCGACAAAACTGACCGCCAAGAGCAGCATAAGCGCCTTCTTCCAACTCAAGCAGACCACGACCGCGCCTATGAGTGCGAGGACCAGCGCGACGACGGGCGAATTGCCCAGGAAGTAGGAAGCGATCAGGCTGGCCGATAGGCCGATTAAGGTTCCGATGATTATCTTGGTGGATTTTTTCATACCTGCATGCAATAACTTCCGCAGTTTATGTCGCAGAGTACCGAATTTCGTAGGAGCCGATCCGATACGCGGACATCGAACTTGGTTGCCCATGTTTCCGGCTGAAAGTTAGTGCTGAGTAAGGTCCATTTCCTTTCCCGCCTAGACAGCAACTGACAAAGTGCGTCAGTTGTCTCAGCTGATCTGAACTTGTCAGATTCGGCTCCAATGTCGTCGAGAAACAAGATGTCCGCTTCGATTGGATCGCTCAGCCCATCGGCCATTGGAATCGAATTTTCCACAATCGCACGAATAAGCTCAGGCCATTGAGTCCACTGAATTGTAGCTGGACGCCGCCAGTATTTCAGATCGGCTGCGGTCACTCGGGCATGGTTGGCCCACCTATTCGCGCCCTTCATGGCGTGAGTCTTGCCGCAACCTGATGGCCCAGCGAGAACGAGAACGTAAGGAGCTTCTCCCCTGAACCAGTCCCGGCAGAATTTACCTACCGAACTACTGAGGCGCAGGATCTCCGGGTGCCACGGTTTCAGGCCCAGCCACTTGTCCGTCCAAGAGTTTCCGATCTTTGGCGAGCCTCCGCTTGATTCCGGCCTTGTTTTCTTCCGGGTTGTAGTAAGTGCCTGCGTTGCGGTCAGGGCCACCTTGGCGATTTCGGCTATTGGCCGGGTCGATGGACTTTTCTCGATTTCCATAATAACTATCGAATTTAGTTTTTGCGAAGAGGGTTTCCGGCCTGAGGAACGTCTCCATTTCGGTCCCCATCCACAACTTGCACTGCCGGGTAATCATGAGCCGTATCCCATCCAGATCCACACCGGGTTCTCTAAGCCTAGCCGATATTAGCGCAAGGTTGGTATCAACCTCCCGGTAATGGCTTCCTGAAGCTTCGTTGAGTAGGTAAAGGACCGCTCGGCAGTTTTTATGGTACGCGCCGTCGGGCTTGCCCGACAAAGTACTAGTACCTGCTTCTGCTTCTGGTGCTGCTTCTGGTTGTGTTGACGGTGTAGACAATTCGCGACGTTTGTTGACACGTGATTCCTGTTTCTTGATCCGGAGGTACTCCTTGCGCTCATCTTGGTTGAGTTTTGCGCGATATTTGGCGTGGTTTACAAGTTGCCAGCCGCCTTCAACTTCGAGGATTCTTCGTCCCCCTTCGGCTTTTGTGCGGGAATCTGGGTCCGGTGCCATGAGTTTCTCAAGCGCCTCTCGGCATTCACCCACCGAGACGCGACATAGGTCAGCCAATCCCGGCACCGAGCCTTCCACGATTCCGCGCTTGTCGGCCAGCGCCAGCATCGTAATCCAGACGATGCGAATATGGTTCGGCTCCCGCCAGATTGTTGACAGGACGATGGATCCGAAAAGCTTAGTGTATCCGGTCATCGTGTGCATGATGTCAACAATGTCAACACGAGTGCAAGCAAAAGTTATTGGCCTTGTTCACAGGGTTATTCACGGTGTGGCCTTCTCCTGCTCTTTGGGCCGCTCCAGCACTTCCTCCCGCAGCACCGGCACGGCGACTGGTGCCTGGATGCCAATGACGGCGCTGCCGCGAGCCGTGGACATGAGTCGGACGAGGATACGCCCGTCGATGAGGAAGGATTGCCCGATTCTGCGCTTAAGGATGAGCATGGGAAGAACTCATGGCTTGGTTAGTTTGTCGGCTTCGGCGAGGAGTGTGTCGCCAATCAGTTCACCTGTGACTAACCTGTCACGTTGGTTGCAAATCTTTTCAGCAACTCCAGCCGCATGGCGCAAGGCATCGGCTTGGATAGCGCGAATGTCGTCGATATGCGGATACACCCAGCCTTCGTCTTTTCGATACTGATTATGCCATTCTTCGGCGGTTTTCATTGGCTTAGCGCCTCCACGGGCCGGTCTGTCGTTGTCGGCTTGGTGCGGAACGAACGTGCTCCACGTCTTTTGTCGTGGTTCATCTGTTTCGGGATAGTTAGTGCCGCCTCAACTGGCCATCCTCTTGCGAGGCGCTCAAATATGCGTTGTGAGTTAAGGCCCAGTTCAGCGGCCCAATCTGTGACGCACTGAGTTCGACCTTGGTAAGTGATTTTGACGTTTCGGCGATAATTTCTCGTTTGCTCTTTGGTTGTGGCCCATTTGCAGTTGCCGGGTTCGTAATTGCCGTCGTTATTGATACGCTCGATGCTCGCTCCTTCTGGTTTTGGGCCCATATCAGCGGAAAATGCATAAAAGTCGTTCTTCCAGCGGTCGCAAACACTGATTCCTCGGCCGACATAATGGCGATTTTTGGGGGTATTCACGTTCCGACAACGTTGGAGCATTGAACGCCATGTCTGGTAGGCCGGATTGTCGCGTTTACCACCACGTTTTTGAAAAAAGAAACAGCCACATGAAACAGTTTTGCCGCTTAAGAGCACGCGCCGGGCTCGCTTGATCTCGTTACCGCATCTGCATTTGCACAGCCAGACGGCACCGCGTTGGGTATCGAGTCCAACAATACGGATGGCGGTAACCCAGCCAAAGGTTTGGCCAGTGATGTCTCTTGGAACTGGTAGTTGTTTATGAATTGCCATAGCCTCAGAAGGTTTAGGAATAGCTCATGTCCAAGCTGCGGACTGCCCGGCCACACGTAGGCTTCCAGGCTGACTGGCGCATTGCTGGACACATAGATGCTGATGAGCACATCCGGTGTGGGTTTGATTGTTCCAGCGTACGCACCAAGTTGCAAGAAATGTTCTGGATATTGCGAAAAGCGTTTTCGTTTAGACAGATCCTGCGTTTTTACGTCGCATACAGCCACTCGGCCATCTTGGAGCAATGCCACATGATCCACGCGACCCGCATAGCCTTCGCCGAACAACACTTCTTCGACGATTAATGTTCGTTTCACCCATTTCTCGTACCACCTGAGGTAAAGGTCGTATCCGGCCGCCAACTCAGGGGTCAACGACGCGATAGGGAGCATGACTTTGCCGACCAAGCTTTGATGGAACTCCTGGATGATCTTGTGCAGCGCAAGGCCCTTGTCGCGGGCTGCCACACTGTGCTGTTCGCTCCATTGCACGCAAGCATCGTAATGCTCGCTGTCAGTCCAGGACGGATTGCGCGGCGTTGTGACGGCCGCTTCGAACATCTGGCGCTTGAAGTATTCGATGAGCCCAGGGCCTTTGATCATCGACAAAATTGTTGTTGGCGAGGGCACTGCCTGTACGAGCCGCGCTGCCCTTAACCCGTCAACCAGTTGACCGTCAGATGTATAAAAATGCGCCATAAATCAAAAAGGTTGGTCAATTTCGTTGTCTGGTTCGCCCTGTTCCTTGGCTTGTTCCATGTGGACCTTGGCTTGGTCGCAGGCTCGACCGAAGGCAATGTCGGCATCGGAGGGCGCGTAGTGCTTGCCCTTCCAATCTCGGCCCAACCTAGCCTTGGCCTCGCTGCAATTCATGGTTAGGCCGTATGCCCTCTTGTTGTCCACCCGGAACACCTGCCCCAGCGTCATCGGCTGCTGGTCATAATCCCGCTTCGTCGTTCCTGGCGGCGGAATTGGACAAATGACCTTCTGCCATTCGTGTTCCTCAAAATAGTCGCCTGTTTGCACATCCCATTGCCACGCACAGGCTTGGCATACAAGAATGCCGTCGTAATCCTTGGACATGACCACCGCCTTATGCCCGCAATTGGGGCAGCCTTGAGCCGAGGCGTCCTTGGTTCCGGCGATGCTTACGGGTTCCTCGAAGTTTGGTCCAACACCATCTTGGATAGCGCCTTCCACCGGGTGTTCTGCCGCCAAGGACATGACGGCCTTTTCATGCGCTAGGAATTGTTCGGTGACGGCTGGGGTATTACCGGCAACGTCTTTGTTGTAATCGAGCACGAACACCTGGGCAGGATTGCCCAGGATCGCCTCAATGGTCTCGTTTGGCAGAATCCAACCCCGGTCCTGGGCGTACATATCCCAATATGGGAGGTTTACGACGTTGGCCTTGGCCTTTTCTACGAGCTTGGCCTTGCAACGTTCCATAAAGGCATTTAGGACGCTGGCGAGGCCCTTGGGTGACGCTGGTGACGCTGGTGACGCTGGCTTGGCTCGCTTGAAAGGAGTAGGGGCAGCCTTCGGGGTGTATTGCTGTCTCTTGGCTCCCGCCGCTGCATTGCCGTCATCGTCGTATTCGCCCACCGCAATGTTGAAGATCATTTTCAGCAGATACCGCATGCCATAGCTTACGGCTGAACCAGTTGCGTGGGTTTTGGTCTGCACGTCGCCACCCTTAGCACCCTTGCCGTCGGCTGGCATTTCGATTTCAACCCGATCGGTGTGGCCGGCGCGATGGCTGACTCGGCACGTTATCGTTACCCTATCCGGCCCGGTGGCCCGCGTCCCGAAGGACAAGCTGAACCCGTGGGCCGTATAAATGGGCCGGACGGCCCGGTCAAGCGCCCCATAGGACACGTAACGGCTACGAGTCTGCGGGTTATCGCTATCCCGGGCTACCGGCAACATCTCGCTTTGGGCCGCGTTCATGGCTTGGTCGTATTCCGATTCAGCCCGCTTAGCCTGCAATCGCTCAGCCATGGCGAGCAATCGTTCCATTTTCTCCACGTCAATGGTCGAATCCCTAGTGGCTCGCTCGACTAGAGCAAGCATTGGCTCTATCTCGGGGCCGCGCATCTTCATGGCTGGCTGTTGGTGTTCAACGTCGGCCGGTAGGCCGATGTCTAGGGTTTGGTCTGGGTCAATCATAGAGTCGATTCTTGCGCCGAGTGTAGATGAGTTTACCGTTTTGCCAGATTTTGAGTTCGCCATTCCAGTGTTCTTCAAGACCGATAAAGTCCAGTAAATCGCCCACGTTATCCGATTCCTCGACATGGATTCGGTTGCCCCGCCTCCATTCGCCGCGCCAATGCCACGGCTTGGCTGGCGCAACCGCAGCAGGCGTTGTTGCCAAGGCTGTCGGGAGAAATGGAGCCGCCAACGCGGTCAAGGCGGTCTTAGAGATGAATGCGCGTCGGTTCATGTAGTCAGTGAATCGAACTTGGCTCGGGCATCCTCCAAAGTCGTGTAAGTCCAGCCGCGTTTGCCCCAGTCCTCGCTTGACGGGTATACCTCGCATTCGGGGCGGGGAACCCCAAACACGACCCTTTCAGGGCTTACGCGGACCTTTATGACTTCCCAGTGTGGATGCTCTACATCGGCGTGCCTGCGCTCGACCAGCAGCACCATGCCACGGCGATCAATCACTTTGTGGGTAAATCCGCCCTTAATGAACTCTAGCGCAATGACTTTCATGCCGTTTTAATGGGAATAAGGCTAGTCCGGTCTTTCCAAGAGCCGTCGATTAGCTCCGCATCAGCCTCGACCTTCAGTTGTGTCTGACAGCCCTCGCACTTCACCGCGTCTTGGTTTGGGTCCACGAGGATCTCCTCCCCGCACCTAGGGCAATCATAGGAGTTTTTCATGCGTTTTGCCGTTTGTGCCATCCTCCACAGTTGCAAGCCGCTATGTCGCACTTGAAATAATCGTGCTTCATTAAGATGTGCTCCAGCTTGATCCGCCACTGCTCGGCAATTCGAGGCTCAAGATAACCGCCCTCCAAATCAGAGAGAATTTCCATAATGGCCTCAAAATCCCGGGGGCTCATGCGGTAAGACGGGCCAGAGCCTCGACATAGCGGTCGGCCCAAGTCGGATCCGCCAAAGGCCAGCGTTCGATACAGGCCACCTTGCTAGGACTAATGCCCATCTCAGCAGCCAGCGCCTTGAGGCTGATTCGGGCTTTCTTACGCAGTTGGCGCAGGTTCATTGAGCGCAAGCTTCCTCTCTGACGTTGCCGATCATCCATTCCGACAAGAGCTTGGTTATTAACCATTTGTCGTGTTGGCCCAAGTCCACATCGTCCATAATGCCGCGCACAAAGTCCTTGGCTTCAGTCTTTTGGATCACAACTAGTTGATCGTTATTGGGCATTAAGCCGCACATTCTAGGCGAGTAAGACCGTCGACAGGCGGCAAATAGCGCCTTTGCTTCCACTGGATTCTCTGAGCGCAATTCACAATAAACAGTGTAGTTTTTCAGGTTCATAAGATTTGGGTTTAGTCTTTCCATTTGCCAATAGTCCGTAGGAACGCTTCGGCGCGTTGGGCGGCAGAGGCATGAACAACAAGCTTGCGGTACTCCCAAAGCTGAGCTTCGCGCCCACCGCTTACAACGAAGCCGATCCAGTGATAGAATTTATCGTCCCAATCATCCTTAGAGAGCACTTTCTCTGCCTCATGCATGGCGTTGAGGTCATTGAGGTAATCGGGGAGCGAACGAATGCCGTTGCTCTCTTTCTTCCACCCGCAGGCTTCCGCAATTGCGATCCGTTGTGCTTCTGTATTCATGCTTCGGAGCCAGAACAGACCAATTTACGGCGCACGATCCGGGTTGCGGGCACTTCCTCCTCGACCTCGATCACCCGGCAGCTGTCAGGCGGGGCCGCTGCCCATAATCTGACCTTCTTGCCGTCAATTTCGGTGTTGTAATCGACCATCGACGGATCTGATAAATTGACCTCTTTAGTCCATTTGCCCGCACCCAACGCACCGATCACAGCCAGCGCCTCATCGCGCAGCAGGTTGTTGAAGTCCAGGCTCTCCTTATAAATCGAGCATTTCAGGGCAATGGACTCCGGCACTTTGTCGATGATGCCGGCCAACGACCGCAATAGCTCCAGCTCGGCAACATGCCGAACCTTGGCTTCCTGGATTAAACGCACCGACACGGGCAATGCTGGCGCGGGCTCTTGTTCCTGGGTTGGTTCAAGTTGTGTGTTCATTGTAGCATTCCCTTGGCAATTTCTAGGCTGCAACAAGTGTCTGGTTCGCGGCAAGTGTGCGGCTTCATTGGTTATCCGGCACGGTCAAAGTCGAAGCTTGCTCCAGGGCAATGGCGATTATCGCAGGGGCAACCCGCAGCGGTTGACCATGGACTCCTGTCGGATGCACTTCACCCGTAAACCATTGCCCAGTAATGCGCCGATAAAGGCTTGTAAATGCTCTTGGGTAGTTCAACTCATCGATCCAGCAAACCGAATAAATGCCGCGCCATACATGGACGACATCATAAACCCTGATCGGATGCTTCGGCGTAGGCTTAAGCTTCACGACTTGCCCCCCGTCCATCGGCCGGCCGGGTAGGCTTGCTCCTGCCCGGCGTTGGGGTTTGTCGCTTGCTCTAAGGCCAGTGGCAAGCTGTCCTTGGTGGCACGTTGCTCCAGCGTCTTCCTGCCATCATCCCACAGAACAGTAATCGCGTAATAGTCGGCAGAAACAACTTTGCCCATTTGCCCGGTTCTTTTGCATCGAACCTTCCCGAGAGTGTGGACGGGCTTCATTGGGCACCTGCTTTCTGTGTGTTGACCGTGTTAAAGCGAATGCTCACGTAGTAATACAATTCGCAATCCTCATCCTCGCCCAGCTCGATTCCCTGCTTGGCAAGATGATTTGCCACACTGGCCTCTGTCGCTTTCTTTGACGTGTAGAGCGCGTTATCCTCCGTGCCTTCAGCCGCAAATTCGATTCCTTCCATCGCAATCTGCTCAAGAGCATCGTCCCACGCTTCAGCCGCGCTCTCGCCGCATCCTGTCACTACCCGATCAAACTTCGTGTAAGAACAGCCGCAACCCTGAAAGTATTGCGCGTGCTCTATGCCGTGGTCGATTACCTCAAACTCGCTGACCTTGGTCTCCGTCGTTGTGTTGCTCATAGTCTTTATGATGTTCTAAAGCGGTTCATCCGCTCCGGTTCTTTGGTTATCGCACAAAGCCCATTCGCTGCATAGTCCGTACTTTTACCCAACTCACTCGGCACGCTTCATGCCACAAAGCTTGCGTTTACCTCATCCGCAGCGTACCACCTTATCCCATGTCAACCGCAACCACAGTACCGCCTAAACCAAGCCCGCAACCGCGTAGAGGCCAGCGTCGCGAGCGTAATCAAGCCATTGCAATTCAGCGGGTGTTGGCAGAAACGATCCTAGACCCCGCAACTCCGCCACAATCCCGCGCCTCTTGCGCCACCGCGTGGTCTCGCGTTCAAGAATCCAAGCGCGTGCTTGACGGCAAGCCATTGCCTGGCGCTCTCAGGCCTGAACTGGCCGCACTGCGTGAACTGCGCCGTGGCCGTCAATCCGCTCACAAAGCGTTGCTGGCGATCAATCCCAATGACCTGCCGACAGGCAGCACTGGATCGTAATCACACACGCGCACGTAAGGAATCTTCTTTTCCGCGCCAGACCGTCCCCACCCTCCCATGCCGTAGGGGGCTTTTAGAGCGGGCCCTCTTTCTATAAGGGGCCCGCCCTCCCCACACGGGAGTCCCATTAGGCTACAGGCCGTATGGCGTAATGGACATAAGGCTGTATTGGCGTTGTGGCATATCGACAAATCACCCATCGAGGGCGATTTCGCAGTCCTGACGTGGCGCTGGGGGCCTTTGCCCGCCACGGACCTACACAGCGGTAGGGAGGAGGGGATGCGAAGAATTAAGCAGCAAGGACGTGGTTACGCCAGTCTGCGCCAGCCTAGGGGCAGGAAGTGCGCCGGGCATCGACACACCGCTAGGGATTGAGTTTAACGAGGGACCCGTATTATGGGACGATTCCGGGCTGGGGGATGACCCTTGCAAAGAGGCAGCCGGGGTTTCCTCGGTCCGCTGATTGGATGCTGTGCGAACGGGGTTTTTATAGAGCCAACGAAAGGGGTAATGACGGCGAGTGATCCAATCGCTGATAATGTGCATGTGCACCACGCCGGTAAACCAGGAGATGGATGGGTGGTCGGTGCCGGTGCAGCGCCAGGATGGGCAATTGGCTCTGCGGACAAAGACAGCGGTGGCAAAGGAATCCTCGATTTGGATGACAAGCCAGCGGGTGTCAGCCGGGATGGGTTTGGTGGTCGGTTTGGACTGGAGGAATTTGGGGGCAGAGCGGCGGGGCTTGTGGCGACGTTTCTTTCTTCGGACGGGGGCAGAATAATCGCGGCCAGTCAGGGAATGGTAATGGCCATTGGCCCGGTCTTGGCGGCGTAGTTTATCCCAATCGCGTGCTGGCATTGACTAGAGCAGGCAATCCCGAGGGCTCATGCGGCCACAGCCGCAACCCGAAGGTCTCTTCTCTTCTCTGAGCAAGACTCTCGTTGGATGTGTAAATGCCCATGTTATAACTCGGGATTGCCGTAAAGGGGATAGGTTGGCTTGTGAGGTGTTTCATGCTCAAGTACAGGGGGAGACCAAGGGTGAGGTCGGCGGTTCTCCCGCCGCACCATGCCCAAGCAAGCCAACCAAAGGGTAAGGACAGGTCAGAGCAGGTCCAAGAGGAGTGAGGGTAGATGGAACCCTGCGGAAGATTGGAACTCGTGCCTGACCTGAAAAGGGGATTGGGCCCGCCCTCGACGCACTTAGGTGTGAAGCCAGTGAGGATGGGCACGGGGCCTCTCGTGGTGTTCCCATCAGGCAAATTTTGTTCGACTACTGACTTCACAATGATGAAGTCCTAATCCTGAGCCACAGGATCTGCAAGAACTTTTTTTGGAATTCCTTTGGCCTCCCAATCCCCGCACCAGTAAGACTCGGATACCAGTGGCCATTGGGGCAGACCGTTCTCTGGATTTGCTGCGGGAGAATGGCGTCTGCAAAGAAGATCGTAGTGGCCTCGGGGTTCAGAGAACCGGCAATTGCCGCAGGATTGGCCCGGGGGATTCATTTAGGGGCTTTGATTAGGCGCTTGGTCCAGTGTTCCTGAATCAGCGGAGGCAGGGTCGGAAGATTCCAGAGTTTACCATCCACGAAGATGGCCAACTCGTATAAATCAGGCCATTTGTCGATATACTGCTCAATGAATTTCCACATTTCGCCGCTATCATCAGTGGCAAACTGGCGAATCACCACATCACCTAACGAACCTTCGGTGGGCCATTCGCAAGCCACCACGACATGGAACTTGGTCTGAGGAAAAGCGCGGGTCGGGATGGGATCACCAATCGGGCCTTTTGCCAACACGGCCGGCAACAGCGGCCCACCCGCACAAAGGGCAGCCGTGGCAGAAAGGAAGGCGCGTCGTTTCATTTATGCACCGCCGCCCCGAATACCTGCCAGCCCAACAGGCCAATTAGGATGAAGATGATTAGGGTGAGGCTCAGTGGCTTGGCGTTGGCGGGGCCGATTGGCCAACTGCTCCAGAAGCCAAAGAGGATGCTGATGATATAAACAACCCAGAAAAGTAGAGGTAGTGACATGGGTTACCTTGTTGGCAGTGGTGGCGCGGTGAAGGTTGCCCCGGCCTTGCTGCGCATGAACATGAGCGGCTCGGTCGGATACTGGACCCAGGTGACCGCCACAGCCCCCGGACCAGCCGAGGCCAATCGGATACGCTGATTCCAGTCGATCAGGTCGCGGCTAATTTCGATCACCCCCGGCACGGCGCTGTTGATGGTCAGTGGGATGAGCCGCAGGTTCTGGACTGGGGCAGGCGCAGCCGGCACATTCAGTGGGGTAGCCTGCGGGGATTCGCCTATGGCGTTAGTGGCTGTCACGGTGACTGTGTGGGGCACAGTAATGTTCCAGTTGGGGATAACGATGCCGTTGGTGGGTGATGTGCCCAGGAGCGTGCGGTTGGGTCCGAAGAGTTCATAGAAACGGTAGCCAGTGGCCCCCGCAGGCGTGTCCCAGACAAAGGTGAGGTTGGTGGTCTGGCCAAAGGCGCTGGCACAGAATAGGAGAGGAACAAGGGCGAGGAATTTCTTCATGGCGCATTCTTGAGTGAGTCCCAGCGTTCCTGCAAGGCCCGAGATTCAGGTACGTTGAGGTAGGTGGCGAAAATCTTCATGGCCTCATCCATCATGTTTTGGATGTGTTCCTTGAGCCGCGCAATCTCCATATCCTTCTGGGCAATGATTCGTAGCCCAGTCTCAAATTCCGCACGGAGTCGCTCAATCTGCATATCCTTATCAATGGCCGACGGATCAAAAAGACGTTCACCCTGCGGGCTTAAATTGGGATATGGACTACTCATCGTTCATTGCCTGTAGTGATGGGTATTGGTGCAGGTGGGCAGATGTAACAGGAAGAACGGCTCATTGATGGTGATGTACTGGCAATCAAAGAGACTGACGATCTGGATCTGGCGGGGAAGGGTGGGCGCTTTAACTGCCGCTACTGTTGGGGCGGGCGCAGGCTTGGAAAAGAACAGCGTGGTTGGGATGCCCAACGCAGCGCCGATAATAGCTGACAGCCCGTATTTCATAATTGGATGCAATGGTGAAGGGGCGTCGGGAGTGGGTTCTGTGACTGGTTCGCTCATGGGTTATGGTTTATGTGGATTATGGCGGCAAAACGCCTTCTCGGGATGCGATTCGGTACATCGCTCCACCCTCGAAGACATCGAAGAATCCCATGACGCCCTCTTCCCCATCAACCTCCGGTGGGCGTAATTCCCAAGTCATTAAATCTCGGGAACGTTGGAATGAATAAATGCGATTGGTGTGAGCCGTAAAGGAGACCCTGAAGAATGGGCACTCACAGTCCGGCTCGATCACCGATGCGGCTGACAGGAGCATTCCCGGATCAGTCAATGACGAGGATGGCGTAAAGTTCGTTTGGCGCATTGGTTTGGTCCGCAATGGCAGCGGCGGTGGTAGCGGAGGCGTGGATGGCGTCCATGTTTTTGCATAGACACTCCATGGTATGATGGCCGAATTATACGGCACGGCTTGGCCGTCTGCGTCTTTAGGGCTTATCGAGACCTCGGCGCTCACTACGTACCGCTGCTCCCTACATATCCCACCTTTGCCATCAGAGCAGACCGTGGTCGCCCCGGAATTAGTCAAGAATCTGATAATGGTCAAGCCGACCAGAACATTTGTCATAAATTTGGATTTAGTAGGGCATGCGCCGGATTCGTAACTGATCGGAAGCGGAGGCCGTCTGGGTAAAATGCAGGCAGGTGGTGCAGGGTTGTGGCGGCGAACGGACTGCTCGCGGTGGTAGGTAAATCAAATCCGGCGCGGGATTCCAAGTCACTCCGTCTGTGCTGTATTCCGGGAGCCAGATGAAAGAATCAGGCTGATAGACGGCATTTGTCCGCAAAACGTAAGGCGGGGAATACCACACCGCCATGAACAGGCCATTAGTGGCGACTACTGGGAGCGGGATAATGTCTGTGGTGGTGGTGCTAGCCAGACGCAGGTTTTGCGGTGCGGCCGGTGGAGATTGGGCGAGGGCGGTGATGGCGACTAGGAACGGGAGAAGGATTTTCATTTGCGCTTTTGCTTTCGTTGCATGTGCTGCACGAGTCGATGCATTTTCCGATCAATAATCAAGAACCAAGACACGCCATCATTGATGCGGACTGTGTTCAGGAGTTCCTGCACGCATTCGGCTGCGTGTTTTACGATTAGTATGTCAACCTCTTCCCGGCTCATGCCGCTGGCAGGCTGCTCAAAATCTGGTTAATCTTGCGCTTCTCGAATTCTGCATGGCACTGGCGAGCCAACGCCTCGCCCGCCCAGAAGTCCAGGCCATAATCAGCAGGCTTGGGTTCATCATGGCGCAGCCCCCGCTTCCAATCCCAATAAGCGATGCAGAATCGTTCTTCGTTGCTCATAAAACTAGCATCCGCACAAACCACATGATCACGACCGCCAGGAAGCTGGCGATGCCAAAGACACACCCAGCAAAGGTCAAGAGCCGCATGTCGCCGTAAGCCCCGTTCCGACTAGTCGTTCTCATGTTGGCCTACTTCTACATGATGGAGTGGCTCTTGCGCTAGTCCGTAGTTTTACCTACAAGGGCAGACTGGACCATTGGGTTTTTTCCTGATTGGATTCACAATGCGTGACGAAGAACGAAATTCTCAGAAGAATGCCCAATGCCAGCGAATCCTTCATCAAGCGAAACGCAAAAGATCGTGCTGATAATCAAGCACCCGGTTCCCAGCCTCAATGCGCTGTTCGGGATGAGCCATTGGCAAAGGATAAAGGAGAAAAAGAAAATCCAGATCGCGTTCGCATCCGCATTATCAGCCTGCGGCGTCGCCTCATCGATCCAGATAACCTTTGCCCGAAATACCATGTTGACTGCCTCCGATATGCAGGCTTCATACGAAATGACACGGCGCACGATGTCATTCTTGAGGTCAGCCAGCGAAAGGTTGAAAGCAAAGCCGACGAATGCACCCTCATCGAGGTCGAGCCCATTGATTAAAGACATGACCCGCGCCCTACTGATCCAAGCCTACTGGACTAGGTGTTCCTCCTCTTGGGATCGGTTCGCCTTCGATGTCTTTGTGCAGACGCTTTCCGATTCGGACTTGCGCCAATACCTCCAGATGGGCACTACTTAACCCCGCTTATGGCCAGAATGAAAAGCCTCTCAGCCTTCCCGCCTTACGGCTGGAGGTATATCAACCCTGTCTTTGGCATGAAGAAGGATGACGAAGGCTCATTCTCCACCATCTGCCAAAAGGAATTGGCCCGGCGCAAGGCCAACAAATATCTTTGCGAGAAACACAATCTCGGTCTGGATATGGCGAGTGTGCAACACGACGTAGAGCAACAGAACGTGGCTCGCTGCAGGGCACATAATTGGAACGAGTTCGTTGAGGAAGAAATGCCCATGCAACGCTACGTGGCCGATGGATCAAAAAAAAACAGGTTCGGAAATGCTGCGGGAGGGGGAATTAGGCGAGTTGCGGCTGGAGTGGGAGTACTTATCGATTGGCTCGGGAACGGGGGAAAGCCTGTCGATCAAGCCGTGGCAGAACATCGAGCGAATGTTTGCGCGACCTGCCCGAAGAATGATGGCGGGGATTGGAAAAGTTTTTTCACGGGCAAGATTGCCGACAAGATCAGGAAACAACTGGAGATCAAGAACGACTTGTCTTTGCGTACCGCTCAGGACGATAAGCTCACGGTCTGTTCCGCATGTGACTGCCCATTGCCGCTGAAAGTGTTTACACCGTTGGCCCATGTGCTGGCTCACACTGACGACGAATTGAAAAAACGGCTGGCGGATTGCTGCTGGATTCTCGCAGAGGAAAGAAATCATGCTCGCTAACCTTCAAGCACGCAGGTTTGGCAAGTGGACAGTTATTGGCGATGGCAGATCGCAATTTTGTTTGTGCCGATGCGAATGCGGGCAGGAGAAGCCAGTTTACAGATACGATTTGCTCGGCGGAACTTCGCGCCAATGCGTCCGTTGCCACACGTTCAAGCACGGGCACACGGTTAAAGCCAAGCAATCTCGTACTTATTCCTCATGGATGTGCATGAAGCGCCGTTGTCTGGATCCAAAATTCAAGGACTGGGGGAATTATGGCGGAAGGGGAATTACATTGCATGAGGCTTGGCATTCATTTGACAACTTTTTTGCCGATATGGGAGAACGCCCGCCGCGCACATTGCTCGACAGAATTGATGGGCATGGAAATTACGAGCCGAATAATTGTCGTTGGGCTTCTTTTTCTGACAGTGCAAAAAATCGGTTCAAAACGCGGTGGATAATCTATCAGGGGCAACGGATGACCGTGACCGATGCCGCTGGAAAAATAGGTGTGCCGATAACGTCTTTGCACAGTCGATTGCGGCGAGCAGGCTGGCCGTCTGGCGACATTGAGCCATTCGCTAGGAGTAAACGCAAATCACCATCGCTGAAGAGGATGCTTTTAGAGAAACCATGAAAACTCAGGAACAACTTGTGCGGATGCAGGAGAATCTGCGCATGGCCATGGCCAGCCTTCAGGCCAGTGGCGCACCAGCGGCAGCCATCGAGCGAAGTGCTCTCAGTCTGGCCAGTGCTGATGATGTGCTCAGTTGGGTGCTGGGAAAGCGCAGCGAATTAGGAAGACTCGAACAGGAATACGACCGGATCAAAGCTCAAACACAGACAGCTAATGAATAATATCCCGATCAATTATCCAACTCCTGAAGATGACGCGACCGGCCTGCGGGTCGATGTTGGATTCAAGGAAGGCTCTGTGATGATCCAGTTCAGCAAGCCGGTGCTGCAAATGGCCCTGCGCCCGGAGCACACCCGATCACTAGCCATTGCCCTGCTGCAAAATGCCGAGATGGCCCTAGCCCAGAGCAAACTGCCGCCGTCGAGGATGCCGTGAGATGCAGGTCGTCCTTCCCTTCCATTCTGGTGACGCCCAAGACGCCATCGATCTGCTTTACTGGATGGAGCAGTTGGGCGACAAGAGCGCCACGAAGGCAATTCTGGCTGTGGATGCTGGCGTGGACTGGGGCCAAGCCGTCGAGGTCCTGACCGCCGCCAATCGCGTTTTTAGGTTCGTTCAGATCGTTACAACAGAGGAACCAGTCAGCGGCTGGCCCAGGGGTGCCAATTCCTTATTCTGGAAAGCCGCCGAGCATTGTCAGCGACTAAACGAACCGTTCCTTTGGCTTGAGCCGGACTGCGTGCCACTCTCACGCAATTGGTTTGAGCGCATCCAGGCCGAATATCACGGCGATTTCCTTGGCCACATCTATGAATGCAACCAGCCGGGATTGCCTCGTCGGCTCCTGAGTGGCGTGGCTGTTTATCCGCCAAGTGCCTTCGAGTTGATTAGTCCCTTTATCGGCAACCAGCCACATCTGGCTTGGGACGTGTCGGCGGCTGAAGCGATTTTGCCATTGGCCAAGGATAGTCATTTATTTCATCATCTTTGGGGCGAAAAGGATTCGCCTCCAACATTCCGCAAATCAATCGATCTCACTGGTCCAGTTAAAGCCCACAACGTCCGCACTCTTGATCATCTCCGCAAGGGCGCTGTCGTTTTCCACCGAAACAAGGACGGCTCTCTTCAACGCCTTGTCGCCCACAAGCTGGGACTCTCCGCAGCAACAGATTTTGTAGTCGTGCTGCCCGTCTGCAACATGGACGCGGACCTGATGCTTAAAATGCTCGATTGGATCCTCGAACTCGGGAACTCTCAATCTCACGAAGCCCTGCTGTCCTACGATCAAACCACTCTGCGTGGCTCAGTCTCGCGTATCGCCTCAAAGGCCAGCGCATGTTTTGCTAAGGTGCATCAGACTTCGTACGCAATCCCGAAGGCCACTCGGTTCCCTCAAACCGCAGCATGGCAACACGCCGCTCGCATCATGCAGGACATGGGCAGACCGTGGCTGTGGCTGGAGGCCGATTGCGTGCCGCTGCGTTCCTCCTGGCTGCACGAACTACAGATGGAGTACGATCGATGCGGGAAGCCATTCTGCGGCCCTATTGTCCCCACCCAAGGTCACGTCAATGGAACTTCCATTTATCCGGCCAATACTCCGCAACTGCTCCCGCGTACCATGAGCCATTGCAACAACGCTTTTGATACTGAGTGTAAAGACGAGCTGGGTGCCAATGTTTACGACAGTAAATTATGGTGTCTCGCGTGGGCTGTGAGTCGTGGGAAACTGATGCCAGATGGTGCTGGAGAATTGCCTAGCTTTCCACCTAACAGTCCGCTTCTGCGCCAGATCCCCCACGAGGCAGTAATCTTCCACAGAGATAAGGTCGGTTCACTCATAGACCGATTACGCGAACGAAAATGAGCACCGAAATTTTCATCGTCTCCTGCGCCAAACATTTCTCGTGGCTATCGTACTGCCTTCAGTCCACATCCAAGTTCGCCAGCGGATTTTCTGGGGTCACGGTCCTGATTCCTCGGGGTCAAGAATCGCAGCTGCCAGATCACATCAAAAATTCCGCGTCCCATAAAATCTGCCTTGGCGATGAATGGCCCGGCAGAGGAATGACCTGGCACATGGCGCAAATCATGCGTGCCGATCAATGGTGCCCTGGGGCCGATCTTATCCTGCACACCGACAGCGATTGCCTGTTCACCGAACCAGTGACGCCCGACGATTATTTCGTGGATGGAAAGCCGGTCCTATATTACGAGAGGTTCTCCACACTCACCAAGAAACATCCTGACGTTGGTGTTTGGCAGAAAGTCACGCAGGACTGTTTGCCTTTTCCGGTTCTGTACGAAACCATGAGACGCCATCCGGCCGTGCACCACCGAAACGTTTATGCTGAAGCCAGAGGCGCAATCGTGACCAAGACCAAGCAGCCGGTGGATGATTACATCAAATCCTGCCGGGAGGAGTACCCAAATGGGTTCTGTGAATTCGTTACGCTAGGCAACGTTGTAATGCACTTGGAGCATCTGCGGAAACAATATCACTTAATCGACACGGCTGAGTTTAAAAACGGCTGGCCAAAACAAAAGATATGTCAGTTTTGGTCACACTCGCCGCCGCACATTCCTCAGCGCCCTACATTTCGCGGCGAGCCTTTCGAATGCACCCCCGATCAACTTCTAAAAATCACATGAGCAAGCGAATTAGAGTTCATCTTTGCGTTGCGTCCGACTTGAAAGAGGGCAGTGGGAGCCGTGGCCCCAAACCAAGAGGCTGGCAAACCAGATTCCACGAGCAATTCATCAAGGGACGAACAAATGACTGTTGGGAATGGACTGGAAACTTTCTTAGTACCGGCTATGGCAGTCTGTCGATTGCCAACGTCCATTATCTCGCCCATCGCCTAGCCTTCCTTCTGGCTAACGGCCGAATAGATCCAGACCTGCTCGTGATGCACTCTTGTGACAATCGCAAGTGCGTAAATCCAAAGCATCTTTCACAAGGAACAGACGCAGATAATATAAAAGATGCTTGGGTTAAAGGTCGGCTGCAAAAAGGCGAGCGTAATGGGATGTCAAAATTGTCCGAAACAGAGGTCATCAAAATTAGGAGTGAATTTCAGTCTGGTCGTTTTTCAATGGTTCAACTTGGAAAGCAGTACGGAGTTTGGTGGCCTTGTATTTGGAAAATTGTCCGCAGGCAGAGTTGGAAGCACATCCCGTAAAACGCTATGTACTCTCAGAATGACGAGGAAGAGTTCCTAGTAAAACTGTTCGCCAAAGAACCGCCCGGCCGTTTCCTCGACATCGGCGCTTATGATGGCATTCACATGAGCAACACGCGCCGTTTGCTCGAACTGGGCTGGAGCGGTGTCATGGTGGAGGCGCATTGGGGAAATTTCGAATCGCTCTGCGAAAACTGTAAGCAATTCAGTGATCGAGCGACGTTGGTTTGCGCGGCCCTCGCGCCAAAGGCGGGTTTACGTCGGCTCTGGGTGGATTTGTACGAAGATCGCTCCTGGAGCACTACGATCAATGATGACCTAAAGAATAGCGGATCGGTCATGGACCCGAGCAAATTGCTGACCATGGTCAGTTGCATCACCATGGACGATCTGTGGCCGCTGGGTCCATACGACCTGATTTCCATGGATGCAGAATGGGAAGACTTCGCCATCATCAAAAGCCAGCCAATGGAAGCGTGGCGAAAGGCTAAGGTCATTTGCACGGAGATTCGTTCACCAGAGGAGAGGCCCAACGTTAAAGCGTTCCTGCGGCTCATGGGCTTCTTTGCGGTGCACGAGACCAAGGAAAACTTGATCGTTGAAAGAGCATAATGATTGACTGGGTGCTAATTGGTTTGTGGATTCGGGCTATCTGTTTTTGTGGTGCTTTTGTTAGCTTGGTAGTGATTGCGTATCTTCAGCACCGCGTCATACGCGAGTGGGAGCGTGAGAAGCGCCACAACAATCGTGAGCGCGTTAAGACTGCATGTGAATCGAATCGTTGAAAGAGCATAATATGATACCGCACACTAAAGCAGTGCAAATAAACCGACGTGAGGCCCTTGGATTTTGGTTAAACGAAATGGGACTCACTGGCGAGATGGCTGAGATCGGATGTGCCTTTGGAGGCTTTGCCCGAATCGTGCTTCCTCAATGGAAGGGCAAGGTTTATCACATGATCGATCCGTGGATTGCCCAGGATGCCAAAGTCTATAAAGAGAACCAGGAAACTCCGGCCAAATATGATCAATGGTTCTTGGATTGCAAACAGGTTGCAGCCGAAGATTCACGAGTGCAAATCATCCGCGATTACTCCGTGAACGCATCCGCCAAATTCAAAGATGGTCAATTAGATCATGCCTATATCGACGGCAACCATTCCTATGTTTCGGTCCTTGCCGATATGGATGCGTGGTGGCCAAAGATTCGCCTAGGCGGCCTTATGGGCGGGCACGACTTTTACAACGCAACCGATGGCGGGCATTGGTGCGAAGTGGAGAATGCGGTTCGCCGCTGGACTGAGCAGCATGCCAAGGTTTTCTACATCTGCCCGTGTTCGTCCTGGTTCATCGTGAAGAATGCGCCATGAGCAAGACCCTGCTTGTCATTCAGGCCCATGGCGGGATGGAGCCGCATATCCAGCGTCATTGGCCTTATTGGAAGGCATCTGGTTTGGACATGCTTGGGGTTGATCGCACGGACGCGCCAGTGAAATGGCCAGAGCCAATCGCGACTCTCTCCCTCGGCCGCAGCACGTATCGAGATAGCAAGACCGGCAATAACGCCAGGACGATGGTCGGAACCTTCCGCTACTGTCTCTACACCTGCGAAGGATATTCGGATTACATGATGATCGATTATGATGCGGTCATAATTTCCAAACCGCCACCGCATCCGGGCGGCTTTGCTTCGACTTTGGCCGCGTGGTGCCCGCCAGAATGGAAGACCAAATCGACTCGCTGCTTCGGAACGCCTTGGTGGATGGACAGGGAAACCTGCATCCGATTTGTCAACGAAGGGGAGAAACTTCTGGCCGCTGGAGACTATGATAACGGCAGTCTCGATTGTTATTGTGGCCTGATTCTGGATCGCGCCAGAATTCCATTCTCGCCAGTCAATTCGTTCCATCGGAACACGCTCGACATGCGCCTGCCGAGACTGCTCAACGAATGCCGTGCAGCCATCAAGAATGGAGCATGGATTATTCATGGCTTCCGTGACGCGCAACATTTGGATTACGTGATGGGCCGGATTCCACTAAGTGAAGTGAAAAACATTCTGTGATCGCCATAAGCTCATACCGGCCATTGGACGACAACAAGGAAGTGGCCACTAACCAGATCCTAGCCATCGACTCGTGGCGTTCTGTGTTTCAGGGCATTTTCCTTTTCGGTGCGTTCGACTGGCGATTGGCCTGCCCTCGCACCACCTTCATCGAGGGCCCTGATTTCCCGCCGCTAAGCCTGCTTTACCTTGTGGCCTCACAAGCCGAGGAACCAGTAGCCGTTCTCAACGCTGACATTGTTGTTGGCCGAAACTTGGTCGATGCGGCCGATAAGGCATTCCACATGGGCGCTTACGCGCTAACCAGTCGCCGTTATGAATACGACCCGGCTAAACCGAACTTCGAGGCGGCTAAGGTTGTGGACTTGGGCGCTGACTTTTTCTGCGCTCATCCGTGGATCTGGGCCAAGGCGTGGCGAGCGGTGCCCGAGCAGTATAGATTCGGCAATGGGGGCTGGGACAATTGGCTCCTAGGTTACCTTGGGGTAACGTTGCGACGCGCCTTTGCCGACATCACGCCTTCACGTTGCATCTTTCATCCGCGCCACGTAGAACGTAAACGTGTCGCTATGGAGCAGCCAATCATGGACCGCTATAACACGAGCAGCCTAGGATTCCCACGGGCGTTGACCGTATGAAATGTACGCACTTAGACTTGTTCAGTGGCATTGGTGGCTTTGCCTTGGCCGCGCAGTGGGCTGGATTTGAAACCATCGGCTTCTCTGAAATTGATCCTTATGCATCGCAAATCCTCAAAAAACACTGGCCAACCATCCCCAACCACGGAGACATCCACACAGTTCCAGTTGTTCGATGCGACCTCATTACCGGAGGTTTTCCCTGCCAGCCGTTTTCCCTCGCCGGGAAGCGACGAGGCAAGGCTGATGACCGTCACCTCTGGCCGGCAATGCGCGACGTTATTGGACGATGCAAGCCCACTTGGGTGCTTGGTGAAAACGTGCCTGGAATCATTGGCATGGAACTCGACCAAATGCTTGCTGACCTGGAGAGCTTCGGCTATCGGGTCCAATCGTTTATTGTTCCAGCTTGTGCCGTCGATGCCCCACACCGCCGAGATCGGGTCTGGATTGTGGCCCACACCAGCAGCAACAGAAGCGAGGCAGGGGCTTCAGATTCGACGGGAAGGGAAGAAAGGGACGCAAGAAAGCCTATCAACGGCTGTGAAACTATGGCCGACACCATGCAGCCGGCATTACAGGAGTCAGCACGGGAAGGATTCGGCAGCCTTTCAGGGCAGGCAGAATCACTCAAGAGGCGTCAATTTGGTGGAGCAACTCCAGTGGGACGGCATCAATGGCCAACTGAACCCAACGTGGGTCGAGTGGCTGATGGGGTACCCCACCGGGTACACCGACTTCGAGGATTGGGCAACAGCATTGTTCCGCGGGTCGCGCAAGTCATCCTGCAAGCCATCCACAAAGAATTGACTAGGACGGCGCTGTTTACCTAGTGTCCATATTCGATGACTTCTGAAGAACAGCGTGATTCAATAACGAGCAGCGAAGGCTCAACGATTGATCGCTCAAAGCCGGGGTGGTGGAAGGAGTACTGTCAGCAGAACAAGGCCAAGGTAATCGCTCGCAACAAGGCATGGATGAAGGCCAACGACGAAAAGATGCGTCCGAAACTCAGAGCAAAATGGCGGCGTCGGTATGCCCGAAACGCAGACAAAATTCGCTCACGCTCGCGTGCTTACCGCAAACAGCACGCCATTCGACTTCGAGCAGCAAACCGAGAATGGCAGAAAGGCACATGGGAAACTCGTCGTGCTCATCGGGAAGAATACTATCAACGCAACAAGGAACGAATTAAGGCTAAGTGCAGGGCGAATTATCACAAGAACAAAGGCGCGGCTATTGCCGCAGCCCACAAACGCCGAGCCTTAAGGGAAGCGGCCATCAATTTGCGTGGAATAAAAACTTGGGTGAATCGCATCAGGGGATCAAAAGCAGTCAAATGCTACTACTGTCGCAAGACATTCAGCGGTAAATCTATTCATTTTGATCACATCATTCCGCTGTCCAAGGGCGGCCCGCATTCCGTGGATAATCTTTGCGTTGCGTGCCAGCCTTGTAATTCGAGAAAACATGCGCGTTCGGTGCAATCCTTTGTGCGCGTTGGACAGCAGCTTTTAAGCTTATGAATTTTAAGACAGCATCGGTTATTGAGTCTTTAACGTGGGCCATGAGGCTTTCAGATTTTCCGAGGGCTCAAAACCGGGCAAGAATTAACGCGATTTTCGACGGTGCCCCTCCCTACCTCGACTCGGAAGAAAGAGAAAATAACATCGCGATCAATGTAAATTTTCTTGAATCAACCAAGGTAGGTCACGAGGCGCGTCAGCAATTCTCCAATGCCTTTATGAAGCCGGGCAAGTTCTTCACTGCCCGCACCGATAACGGCCCGGCCCACAAACGAGCCAAATGGGGCACGATTGTCTCCAACGAAATCAATCGGCGCATGAAACGGTCTCCGATCTATTTCGAGAACATGCGCAGCAAGTTCGCGTTGCTCGTCCTGCACGGCATCGCCCCGTCCTGCTGGGAGAATTCCTACGGCTGGTGCCCGTTGGCTCTGGGGGTCGAGGATGTGATGATTCCTAGTGGCACATTGCTCACGATGAAGAATCTGCCTTTCTTCGCCATTTACCGGGCGTACACAGCCATGGAGCTTTACCGGCTCACGAGCGGGCCGAAGGTCGATCCAGGTTGGCAGATGGATAACGTGAAAGCGGCCCTGAAATGGGCTGATGATCAGACATCGCAACTTTCGGGGACAACGTGGCCGGAGGTCTGGAGCCCAGACAAGATGGAACAGCGAATGAAGGAGGATTCGGGGCTGTACGCCTCCGATGCGGTGCCGGTCATCTCCTGTTGGGATTTCTACTGGTGGAATGATGACAACAAGGTGCAGGGCTGGAATCGGCGCATCGTCCTGGACGCCTTTGGCCAGCCGGGAGTTGGTGGTGTTTTGCCACAGGGCACCTCCATGCCGGATAAAAACATCATCGGGGGGCGCAATCAGTTCCTGTTTAACCCAGGTGACCGCAAATACGCGATGGATCTGCGTGAAGTGCTCCAATTCCAGTTCGCGGACCTATCGGCTGTGGCTCCGTTCCGATATCACGCGGTCCGTTCGCTGGGTTTTTTGCTCTACGCGGTGTGCCATTTGCAGAATCGCCTTCGCTGCAAGTTCAACGAGGCTGTTTTCGAGGGGCTGATGATGTATTTCCGGGTCAATTCCCTCGATGAATCCGAGCGGGCCCTGAAAATTAACCTTATCAGCCGGGGACTCATTGATCCTACGGTGCAGTTCTTGCCTCCACAGGAGCGTTGGCAGCCAAATCAGCCCTTCACGCAGATGGGTTTGCTCGAAAACCAGCAGATCATCAATGAAAACTCCGCTTCCTTCACCCAAAACAACAATTTCAGCCGGCCCCAAGTGGAAAAGACTGCTTTTCAGGTCCGAGCCGAACTCAACGCTACCACCGCGCTCATTTCTGCTGCGCTTTTACAGGCCTATCAGTACCAGACCTTCGAATATCAGGAGATTTTCCGCAGATTTTGTGCAAAAGATTCCCGAGATGCCGATGTCAGGTCATTTCGCCTCGCCTGTCTCAAACAGGGTGTTCCACCAGAAATCTTGGTTTCGGAAGCCTGGGATATTGAGCCAGAGCGCGTCATGGGTGCTGGCAATAAGACCCTCGAACTGGCCACCGCGCAGCAATTGATGGAATGGCGTCCGTTATTTGACCCGGAAGCCCAGCGGACCATCCTCAAGATGTCCACCTTGGCTATAACCGACGATTCCGGGGCGACCGATGAGCTTGTGCCCGACACGCAGGACCAAGTTACTGATTCCAAGCATGACGCGATGGTCTCTATGGGTAGTTTGATGCAAGGACTGCCCGTCCAGTTCGGCCCGCGCTCCAATCGCATCGAAATCGTTGAGGTTTTACTGGCCGAGATGACCCTGATCGTGCAGCGAATCGAACAACAGCAGCAGTCCATGGCCAAACCAGAGCAACTAGTGGGCTTACAGACGGTGGGCCAAACCATTGGCGAGCAACTCCAGATTTTGAGCCAGGATAAGGAACAGAAAGAGCGCGTGCGCCAGTATGGCGATGGGCTGAGCCAGTTGATGAACATGGTTAAGGCGTACGGGCAACGGCTCCAACAAGCCATGGAGGCTGCCGCGCAGCAGAATGGCAACGGCCAAGCCCAAGTAGACCCGAAAGACTTGGCCAAGATTCAAGGGATGCAATTGCAGGCCCAAGCCAAGGCAGCCAATACCCGCGAGAGTCACGCTCAGCGCACGGCTCAGCGGCAGGTGCAATGGGAAGCCGAAGAGAAGCGAAAGCAGCAACAACACCAGTTGGACATGCAACGGCAACAGGTCGAGTTGCAGACCGACGTGGCCGCCACCGATGTCGAGACGGCTGCCGAGATTCGACGCGAGAACGCCAAGGCGGCTGCGGAGCCTAAGGAGAAGCCGTAATGAATTATGGCGCGGCTTAAACAGATTTCGGAAACTGAATTGGCCCAGAAGGCGTGCAGTTTCATCAGTGATCTAGCCGTTCCCCAAGAGGGGCTTCATCTTCAGCGTGCTCCATTCGGAAATGCGTATATTCAACTCCTATGGAGGCAGCATTATGTGGGCTCTAAAGGTACGGTGGGAAGGCAGATGCATTATATTGTTTATTGGGACGGGAAAGCCGTTGGAGGGATCTCGGCAGGTTCCGCGATGTTTGCCAATAAGAAGCGAGATAAGATTTTGAGCGTAAGCAAGCAAGAGCAACAGGCCGGAGTAAGGCATATTGTAAACAATACGATGTTTCGAATGACTCGGCCCATGGACCAGCAACCGCTCGCAAGCGATGTCCTTAGGCACTGGATGGAAGTCGTAAAAAAGGAATGGCTGAATGATTACGGTGATTTCGTCAGGGCCTTTGAGACACTCGTTGAGCCGCCAAGATGGGGCGGAATCTACAAGATTGCGGGCTGGAGAAAAATTGGAATGACGTACGGCTTGGGAGCACGAAGGCCAGAGGGACATGGTACGGCGGGAAGGAATTCTACTGGACGTAGAAAAATCATTCGAGTACCAAAGAAAATTGTGTGGATTCACTCGATTTGCGGTTACGAAGAAGCAACTGCCAGAAGCATAGCTGGATTCGCGGAGGGGCCGCAATGAACCTGACGCCCAGGGCCCGGTTTCAGTCCAATGTCCAACAATCGCGGGCCCATCAAGATTTGGTTGTCAGCGAGGGATTCAGGATCGCTTGTGAAGCCGCGCTCCTTGAACAAATCTTGGCCATGCCGAACATCGCGGACCCAGCCGAACAAGCCGCTGCCTATAACCGGATCATGGGTGCGACGGACTATATCCGACACCTGCTTTCCATTGCTGAAACAACCAAACCCATTTCGCGTCAACCCACCGGAAATTTAGACCACACAACACGTTGAACTATGCCAGCCGCACCAAGTGCCCCGCCGCCGTCCACTGCTCCTGCCCAGCCTGTCCCGTCTGCCCCAAGCCCTGCCACACCAGCCAAAGCGCCCGTGGTCAGCCAGCCAAAAACTGCCCCCGCGCCATCCGGTTTATCTTCCAGACCTTCCCGGCGTGGGGTAATCCTGCCGGAGAAACAGCCTCAAGACCCAACCAAGTCGGCTGAGCCATTGGACACGATGGACGGGGCCTTTTCCGGCATCAAAGGATTGGCCGCGCCGGAAGATGGGGATCTAATGGGCGAGGAGCCAGCCAAGCCAACTGAGGAACAGAAACCAGCTGAGCAAAAGGAGCCCGCTACCGATGAACAGGTCCAGGACAAGAAAGTTGAGGAAGAGGCCGCGAAGGCCCAGCCTAAGCCGGGCGATAAGAAAACCAATCCTTGGACGTTGGTAGAAAAGTTTAAGGCCGATAATAGCCGGCTCAAACAGGAAAACACCGAGCTTCGCACCAAGCAGACCGAGCCGCCCAAGGAAATCACCGAGCGGCTTACCGCGCTGGAAAAGCGCAACCAGGAATTGGAGAATCATATTCGATTCGTGGATTATTCCAAGAGCCAGGAATTTGTCGATAAATACCAGAAACCCTACGAGGAAGCGTGGTCTCGGGCAATTAGCGGGCTTAAGGGTTTGCAGGTCAAGTTCACCAATGGCGAGACCGGCGAAACCCAAGCCCGCGATCTGACTCCAGCGGACATCGCCGCGTTGGCCAATATGGATCCAGCCGCCGCCCGGATGGAGATTAAGAACCGCTTCCCCGAGGACGTGGCTGAAGTGCGCGGTTACATCGACAAGATCCGCGATCTGGCCAGTGCCCAAAACCAAGCCTTGGAGGAGCAAAAGTCCAAGGGTGGCGAATGGCAGAACCAAGTTTCCCAGCAGCACAAAGCCGTTCAGGATAACAATTCCAAGCTTTGGAAACAGTTCAGCGATGAATCGGTGAGCAAATTCGATTTCCTGCGTCCGGTCGAAGGCGATGATGAACGCAACAGCAAATTGGAGAAAGCCGCCGCATTCGTGGCTGATGCTCTCTCGGCCAAAGCCAACGACCCCAATCTCACCGAGGAACAACGCGCCACCGTCATCAAGAAGCATGTGGCACTGCGTAATCGTGCCATCGCTTACTCCGTGCTGATGCACGAAAACAAGCAACTCAAGGCCATGCTGGCCGAGAAGGAAGAGGCACTTAAAGCCTACGGCGATTCAGCGCCAACCGATGGGGAAGGCAAAGGCAAACAAGCCTCAGCCAACAACGATATTACTATCGACGGAGTAGCAGCCATGCTTAGTAAGATGGGTCGCTGACCATTTTGGTTGTTGACATAGATCCCCGCAGCTTCTATTAGCTCGACTATCCGCTTAATAAGCGGGTTCGCCGGTTCATCCTCGGCATAAAAGGATCGCAAGCCTCCGGCTTCAACGCACGTTCCCATGAACTTTTGCATTTTGAAGCTATGGCTATTTTATCTTGCGACCAATTTACCAATTTCTTGGTAGACCAACAGCCGGTCTACGACAAACTGATCCTCTCCGACATCCGGCCCACCGATTCCTGGGTGCTTAACGTTAAGACGGGCACTTTCGATGCCTATTCTGGCGTTGAACATACCCTGGACCGGTTCCGGCACGTCTTCCCCAATACCACCAAGGTCTGGAATCGGACCGAGTACGCCTCCTGCGTGGGCACGCCTTGCGATAAGACCGAGCATTGCATCGGCTGGGGCGCGACGCGCATCACTTATTTCCTGGAGGAACAAAGTTGGGCCACGCCGCTCCTTTGCTTTGACCAGATGATGCATGTGACGAAGGCCCAGGAGCATTTCCGCCAGATCATTTCCGACATCCTGCGGCCAGCGACGACCGACATCATGTCCAATTTCCTGCGCAAGCGGGCGTTGGACCATGCCGATAAGAAGTTCATCGCCAATCGGGCGATGACTCTATTCACGTTCAATTGGACGGTGGTTGGTGACGAGGAAATCTTTTTCGACACGTCAGCCGATCCGACGACGGTCTTTAAGCTCGTCCCGCAGATGCTTCAGGTGAGGTTTGAGCCGCTCATGCGCCGTGGTTACGGCGGCAAGAACCCATTCAAGGAAACTGCGCCGTATATCGAACTAGTCACCGACATCGCCACCGCCTGGGAATTGGACAAGTTGGGTGGCCAATGCGGCGGGGGCGGCGGGTCGTGCCCGACTATCGCCGGGAACTGGCGTTTCACCGAATGGTCCAGCGCCAACGCTTTCTGGCGTTACGGCTTCTCCGGCCAGATCGGTAATTACCTCGTTCGCACCGACCCGATGGGATTGCGGTTCAATTTCGTGGCTGACCGTGGCGCGGGCGCGGCTCCCAATCGTTACCGCTATCAGGTCGTCCTTCCCTATGTCAATCAGGTAACCAGTGGCGCGGGTGGCGACCCGGGCCTGGGCAGCGTTGAAAACCCGGACTTCGACAAGGCGCAATTCGCCATCACCTACATCTGGCATAAGATGGGCCTGGAAGCTCTCGTAGCCGACGCTACGCCAGTTAATCCCGAGATGCCATTCAGCAGCCGCAACTTCGGCGGGAAATGGCAGTTCGTCATGGATAACCTCGGTGAAGACGTAAACGGCTGCGTCATCGAGAACAAACGCCGCAACAAGGGCATGTTCATCGCGGACTTCAAGCTGGCCATTCGCCCGCTCTACACAGAGTTCATCAACGTGTTCCTGCATCGCCGCGAACCCTTCTGTGTGCCGGAAATAAGCAATTGCAGTGATGATCCTGGTTATCCGACTCAGGATTACGATTCTTGCAACACTCCCTGCACGCCGGAAATCACCTAACCGGTGGTAGTCACACAATGGGTGCCATCAATCCGGGGTTGGCTTGGTGGCACCCTCTTTAACCCGCATAACTTATGGCCAGCGACTACATGGATCAGCAGGACGAAGGCTCCCAGGATAACTCCAACATGGACATGGAGAACGATAGTACGCCAGAGGAAAAAATGGGGTTGGTGCCACTGTCCTTCTTCAACAAGGATGTTAAACCCGGAGACAAGGAAACGGTGGAGGTTACGGCCATCAAGGACGGAGAAGCCGTAATCAAGTGCGTTTACGGCGACAATAAGGATGACGAAGGGCCAAGCGACCAGGGAGACACAGGCGAGTCCAGCGAGCCTTCCGAAACGGAAGACTCCATGATGACCTAGTTATGAAAGCCTCATAACTATGGCCTGCGATCCAAATCAGTTGCTGGAGGATAGCAAATGCTTTTCCTGCAAGTACGACTCCCTTGGTGGACTCTACGCGGCTGTCGAGATTCTGCTTCTGTGCGCCATCCGTGACGGGGAAGACCTTCCCTGTGACCCCGATTACCTAGCCAAACAGGCTAGTTGCATCCTGGGCTGCATCCCGCCTGGGGCCATGCAGGCGGTTAAAATCAAAATCCTTTGCGACATCCTAGATGGCCTGTGACCCAAACACATTACTGGAAGATGCCAAATGCATTATGTACTGCGTGGATCGAGGATCCAATATGCCTATTATCTTGAGCCTACTGTGTTCCATCATGGACAATGGTGGTCTTACCGGGTCCACGTTCTACATCCTGACTGAGTTAGGAGAGATCATAGACAGCGAGGCAGCGGATAAATTGCGCCAAGAATGAGAATTACGTTAAACTGGCTCGGTGAGAGACTTGGATACGCTCCATCCCTGTACATCGAGTCTCGACCTAATGGTGTTCGACGAAATTCCAGTAGCCTCGGCCCATTCAGCCGCAGTTTTGGTCTTCCCATTAAAAGTGATCAGCCTACTCGTGCGCCGATTCCTAGCCTGATCGGTTCTTGTTCCCCATCGGCAATTGGACGGCTCGTAATTGCCGTCATTGTTAATGCGCTCAATGCAGTGTTTTGGAGACGGACGTGGCCCCATGTCCTTGATAAAATTTTCAAATCGCCTCCATCGCGCACAAACCTTTATGCCGCGTCCGCCGTAATTTTTGAAACTGGGATTCCTGTCGCATCGGCATCTTGTGTTGAGAAGGCCCCAAATTCTGTGTTCTGCCGTTCCGGTCAATCCGTGTGTAATCGAAGCCTTCCCCCTGATGCACCCGCAACTGACGCAATCCCCATTCCTAAGCCACTTTCCGCCGTACACAACAGTTTCCCCGCAATCGCATCTGCAAATCCATTGAGCACGGCCCTCCTGCGTCCGTTCGGGATGCAACCGCAAAACGGTGAGACTTCCAAATCTTTTGCCCGTTATATCCTTAAGGCGTAATTCATGGCGCG